GGCATTGTTAAATCCATCGCCTCATAATCACCACGAAAAGTAAAACAATTTTCCAAACCTTGAAACATACTAGCTAGATTGCCCCTTATCGGGGCCATTCCAACTCGAATGGGTGTAGATTGTTGCTCTCTCATCATGGTTTTTACGAGAGGACGATAAACCATTCTCTGGCAAACACTTAGCACAAGCATACCAGCCCAAATACTACGAATGCGTCCAGCAGCAATCTTTGTGACCTTAAGCCACTCCTTCTTCATGAACACATCATAGACAACATTGAGTTTGACTGGGTCGCACGTCAAATCGGTATCCTCGTGAGTTAACACGTACCTACCAGACATAACAGCGCGGACCGAGGCAAAGATCATGGATCGGCAGACAGAACACTCCCTAACCTCATCCTTAGTTTTATGGGTAGACCCACAAGGGGCATTATTCGCAAACTCGTAACCGGAAAACCGATCACCAAGCTTGTCGGAAAAAATACCTTCCCATGCTTCTTCCATATCCAAAGATACTGGTCCAGGGTGAACTGCCTTGAACATATGTGGTATAACCTGCCGTAATAGCGGTTTCCACTTATCAAACCCATCCCAAACAGCAGTGGGCGACCTATTTGCCAAGATAGATTCCACTTCAGTAAAAGCATCCATTCTTTTAGGAATGCCATACTTAGCGAACTCTTCCTCAGTCAACGGGTCAACCAACCACTCACGTGGGTAGGTCTGAATATCAATATAATAACGCTCTGAAGCAGTAGCTAAATGCGTGAAACCTGCAATAGCTTCGGGTAAACCCTCAGCATCGCATGCTTCAACATTACGCTCCGGTTTTGCATCGTCAAAATACGGATCCAAGACACCTGGTTCCACGGTTTTAGGCTTGCCAAATCGCATATTACTAGCGCCCTGAAGCCTATTAAGCTTCTGGACATTAAAATTAGCACGCTTGCCATGACCGTGTCCTTTGTTGATGAAAGTCTTTTTTGCCGCGACGGGACCACGTCGTCTCTTACCCTGTTGTGCATCTCTAGTCGCCTTACTAAAATCCTTAGGATCAATGATACTAGGATTATGGCTAGCCGATTTCGATTTAAACACTCCTGAGTAGAGCAGATCTTCCAGTTCCTTCTTGGACCTAATCTCGTAAGATATTTGATTATTGCTGGAACCGGGGACAAATATGAGCTCGTCCAATTCTGGACGATACTCTAATCTATCACCGCCTGCGCCATACAAAACACTCACGTAATCAGATCCAGAAGGATCCGTCGGATCTCGGTAATTATACATATCGCTCTGAGAAAACCCATGCATGCCCGGCAAGTGAACAAAATACTCCTCTAACTCAGGTGACTCGGTCTTCTCACGCTCAACACCGGCAAGGGCATAGACGCGCGAAATGATCTCATCATTTAAAGCTAGAGCATAGTTAATTGAATCGCTTCCTCGGACATGAACACCTACCACAGACATCCCATGAAAAAGCGCACCACCTGAAAAACCCGAACGGGTAGATGTGGTGTGACTAATGAGAGGCCCATGTTTAGATTGTGAAATCTTCTGAAGCAACCCGGGTGTAACATGGTTCCAAACTGAATCGACGGAGATAACGGCCGCCGCACCCTGCATGACGATTGAAGCGCCAGGCTGGGCGGGCATTAGTTTCATACGACGACATCCACGAGGAACCCTGACAACAGCCAGGTCATAACCAGCAACATACGCTACCACACTATACTTAACAAACTGCGAAAAACCAGCATCACCCTTCTTCCACAACTCATGAGTGGTAACCTGAGCGTC